AGACCAGCGTTGACGGCAAATAACTCGCCGGGATCAGATTCGAGGCGCTGTAGCTCGTTCCCCACGCGGTACAGGGCGTTCCGGTGCACACGGCGATTCCGGGAAGCGACGGCCAGGTCATCGAACCGCCGCTCACGGACTCGCATTGTCCATCGGCGGGCACATAGGCATATCCGGCAGTTGCGCAGCCCGTCACTCCAAAAAGAAACGTGGGCAGGTTTGCAGCCACCGCAGCCACCAGTTGCCCACTGGAATTTGTTCCGACGAACAACGCCGAGGCAGGCACCGAAACACCGTTGATTTTCGTGCAGGTCATCGCGCCTGCGCTGCTCAGTGTGCAATCGCCACTGAGCGCCTGTGCCGCGTAAGCCGTGCCTCCGGAGTTGCCGACAGGGATTTTGCCCGCGGCGGGAGCGGTGGAAGGCATCACGGCGGCGTTCGTGGGTGTGAACCCGAGCGCGGTTTGAAAATAACTTGCGGCCTGAAACGCAGCGGTGCCAAAGGCCGTGCCGCCGCTTTTGGTGCAGGCGATCGCCCCGGACGCTGTCCAGGTGCAATCGCCGGACAGAAATCCCGAGGGCAGTTTGATGCTGGCGCTCGAGAAATCCTGCAGGTATGCGCCATAAGTATTGGCCTGGCCGGTGTAGACCAGCGTTGACGGCAAATAACTCGCCGGGATCAGATTCGAGGCGCTGTAGCTCGTTCCCCACGCGGTACAGGGCGTTCCGGTGCACACGGCGATTCCGGGAAGCGACGGCCAGGTCATCGAACCCGACCCGCCGGCCGCGGTACAGGTCAGTGTCGTCAGATTGCAGGTAAATCCACTACCCAGCGTCCACGCACCGGCAATCCCATTGATCGATTGCACATAGTTGACGGTGGGCAACGGCGCGAGGCTGGGAATCCAGTTATCGAAGTTATCGACGCCGGCTGAGTACCAGTAGTTACTCGCGCTGGGCTGCACGCAGGTTGCCAGAACTTTGCTGCCGTTCTGCGTTATGAGCGTGACGCGCCAGCAGAGGTTCTGTGGCGTGGTATATGCCGAGTCCGGCATCGACGGGATACTGAAAACACCGTTGGTCACCAACGCGCTCACCGGCGTTGGCGTGGCCATGCCGCCGCCGGGCTTGCGATAGACGGAAGGCGTATTGCCGCTGCTCACCGGCGTCCAGAGGATGGTTCCGTTCGCAGGAGAATTCCCGTCCTGCAGGAGATTCGCCGCGACGGGCACAGTCTGCGCGCAGATGAATCTGCCAGACAAAAACAACGCCGCCAAAAACCACCAGACCGAAGTCCTCATTGGTGCACCATCATTCTTGGCAGGGCAGTGCTGCTCCAGGCGGCCAGAGCGTTATACGTGAATGAAGGAAGAGTCTGCGAGGAGGGAAGCACGCCGCCCGTGCCGCTGCCATAGCTTGCCGCGCTGATCGGCAACGCATTGTAAAGGTCGTAGCCAAAGACAGACTGCGCCGCGGAAAGCGCCGTCGGAATCACCGTGTCGCAGGAACTCGCACAGTTCGAAGTGATCTCAAGGACATAGGTTCCGTTCAGCACCTGAGCGGCCTGCGTCGGCGCCGCGCAGTAGTTGCCAGCGCTTCCGCTCAGAGCCGAGTGAATCGTGCTGCCGGCGATTCCACCCCAGGACGCGACGAGCGCGCCTGTACCGATATCCCTTAACGCGAGGTCGTACTTATTCGACGTGTTGTCGTTCGGATTCAGCAGCACACATAGATAATTCCCTGTCACCGGAGGCGAGATGTTGATCGCCCATCCCGTGATGGTGCCGTTTGGGATACTGAGCGTGTTGGCCGTATCGAACTCGCACTCCGAATTCGCGCACGCATAGATTGCGGTGGCGCTCACTGTCCCGGCCGGTCCCTGCACGCCGGCCGCAGTAATATTCCATGTCGCAATACTGCTTCCCGAACCGCTGGTCAACGTCACGCTGACCGTCATTGACCCGGTACCGGAGTTATAGGCCGTGACCTGGCCCTCCATCCAATTGGTTGTCGCGGCACTATCGACGATCCGCACCTGCTGGCCCACCCCATATGCGAGGCCGGCCTGCGTGGTCAGCGTCCTGCTTCCCGTTGCAATGCTGAGCGATGTAGTGGATGTAGCGTAATAGCCTGAGCCGGCAACACCCGTTGACCCGGTTGGTCCGGTCGGACCCGTAGGGCCGGTTGACCCGGTCGGACCCGTAGGGCCAGTGGGTCCGGTGGCGCCCGTAGGTCCCGCCGGGCCTTCGGCCAGTAGCGCGGTAGTCGCGCCGGTGGGCACGTAGGTGTTGAAGCTCCATGTCGAGCCGGATGGCTGCACGCAGGGCATCACCGGCGCGGTCCATCTGGTCACTGTGTCCACGATGGTCGTTTTGTAGCAGAAATTTGCGGGGTTGGTGACCGTGGTGTCGATTACCGTGCAGGCCGATCCATTGAGCGCCGTCGTGATGGCGCCAGCCGCAATCAGACAGACGGCCGCGCGCGGAACGATAAGGCCGCCGCTCGATCCAATATTCACAACCAGCGGGTTACCGTTCAAATCCGTGGGTTGCATCACGATCTGGCCGCGCTGCAATGGCGCGTCGTCCGCACCCAGAATCGTCGTGCCCACAATGTGCGTGGTCTGGGCGGTGAGTGTGGCGGCAAAGAAACAAAGGGCTGCTGCGCCGGTGAGTTTCACTGAGCTTCTCCTTGTGCCACCGCGATCGCCTCCCACGTCGTGCTGGTGGGCGCGGCGGGCAGCACGAACGCAGCAAACTCCGCGAACACGCCGAGGTTCTGCCCCTCATTCGTGAAAAAATAAGCGCCGTATTGCGCGGAGGGATTGTCGAGCGAATCGATCGTCGACTCCAGCGTGCAGGCCGCGATAGTGAGCGTGGTGCCGCTCTGCGTGCAGCTCACAGCCTGGAAGAAATTGTCATTTTGCGAGGAGTCCTGGCTGGGCACGCCGGCGGCGTTGAGATTGCCATCGGCGGAAACGAAACTTTCCAGCGCGTAGATCCGCAACTGCACATCGGGGCCGAGTTCCCAGTTGGAGAGAGCTGCGGAGGCGATCGAGATCACAGCCATAAGGCTCGATCTTCGCGCGCGCGAGAGCTACAGGGGGTCCGTAGCGGCGAAACTGCGCGGGGCGGTGAACTGTTTATCCCGCGTCTCATCGAGAAAACGCTTAAATGAAATCCGCGAGATGCGCCAGGTGTATTCGTTGCTCAGACGGTAGGCGTCGAAACGGCCTTCTTCGATCAGGTAAACCAGCGGACGGCGGTCATCGTAGCCTAGCGCCGCCAGGGCCTCGGCCGAATAGATCGTGTCGATCAGCGGGAAAGGCAGCAGATCTTCGTCGCGATGGCGCAGCATGGGATTGTCGAGATTGGGACGTCGGTCCGCGATGCCGTATTCTGCGCGCAGAAAGTTGCAGAACGCCACGATCGACGAATAGAGCACACGCTTGCGCGCCTGATGGCGGTAACTCACCAGCCTGATAGCCGCGTGGCCGTCGCGATAGCCTTCCTCGGCCATGCGATACACCGTGCTCACGCCCACGCTGAAGATGCGCGCGGTGCGAGCCACATCCACATACTCCTTCTCCGCGAAGGGCAGGATGAGCTGGGCATCGGAATGATTTTGGGTCTCGAAGCCGTCGCTCACGTCTTCTTCCTCCAGATGCCCTTTCGCTGCGCGATGCCTTTGAGCGCCCACCACACTTTATTTGCATCGGATGTCGTCCGGATGGATTTGTCCGAGCGCTTCGCCAGCGGCGAGCGGGACGATTCCAGAAATTTGCGAAACGTCTCCTGCTGCCAGCCGAGCTGGTCCAATAGACGTTGAATGCGCGCCAGATCCTCACTGGTGGCGATCTGTGGCGTCGCGGAGTACTCCGCGCCATCACGACGCCCATCGAGTCCTGCGCGCCGCGCCTGAGCCGCGCCGGGCCGCTTTACGGCGGGAGCCTTGACGCCGAGCTGCTGCTGGATGCTGTCGATCAGGAAACCGGCGTCGTCGGCCGAGAGAGTCTTGAAACTCACAATCTCCCGCTGCAGCCGCTCGCTGGCCCAGCGGATCCGCGACTCGCGATCGGAGCTCAGCCCGATCTCGTGCCGTGAAAGTTGGCTGTAGAGTACCTGCAGCCTGGCGAGTTGTGGTTTCGTGATCTGCATGTCAATCCTCCGATGCGCGGGCCTTTCGCTTCAGTTCTGCCCTACAGCAATCGCACAGCGCGGGCGGCTTGTTGCGCTGTGCCGCCCTGCGCACTTCGCGGCCGTCTTTCTGGCGGCACGCGTCCGAGCAGAACTTCTGCAGCCGACGCTTCGGATCGATCAGCTTCCTGCATCCCATCCGCTGGCATTGCCGCCGATATTCCTCTTCCATCGTTCTCCCCTGGTCTCATATCCTGTGCCTCGCGTCCATGGTGGCTTGGTAGCTTTTGAAATCGAAATAGCGCCAGCCGCGAAAGCTGTCGAAGAAAATGCGCTTTTCCAACCGAACGCACGGCGCGGCACAAACCGCGATCCATGAATCCTTGCGAAACTGCCAGCCACTCTCGCCTCCATCGAGCCGAGAGAGTTTTGGCAACGTCCCGTCATTGCAAACAATTTCCACGACGATGAAGCGGCCGATGATGCGGCCTTGGTAGGTGAACCACATCCACCTGACTGGCTGCTTTGGCTTGCCGCGGCCGACTGAAAAGTAATAGTCGACGAACGGCGGATGGCCAGGAGAAAACACGCGTGCTGTCGTTTTTGCGGGAATGCAGGCCGGCCACGTCTTGATGATGTCCGCCACTTCAACAAGCCTCCGGAATTTCGTCCATGGCATGCCAGATCGCCACTTTGGCGTCTTGTAGGCGGCGTACAAAATTTCTCCACTGAGCGTCGTGAGGTTGAATCGAATCTGCTTCCCGTAGCGCCCGAAGAATTTGCGATTCGATGTCTTTTAATCTGTCTCTCATTAGTAGCCGTCCTCCTGATCGCGCGAGTAGCTGCGCGATGTCAGCGCGCGCGCTTCGCCGGGCGTGCCGTCGATCGAGGGCAGCAGCTTGCGCACCATCTCCTCGGAGATCGGCGTGATGCTGTAGATTGAGCTCAGTCCGAAGTAGCGCGTGAATCCCTCGCGGATCACTTTGCCCGAAGAAGTGAGATCGGGGACGTCGACACGGAACAGTACGCAGGTTCCGAACGATTGCTGCGAGAGATAGCCCACGATGCGCTGGTGGCCGAATAACTCCACCAGCGCCCACGATTTGAGTTCTTTCGGCGCGTCCGCTTCCGGTTCGGGCGGCAGCAAAAGCGCCTGCTCGGGCTCGGTTTTGTTTCTCATGCGATCCTCCGGTCAAAATGTGAAAAATGTACAGAATTTACAATTTCGCGCGGTTGGCTCGCGGGCGGCTTTCTCGGCGTGCGCTCGCGATGAAAGACGGCCTGGAATGCGCCGGACGCGATGCGGCAGCGCTGCCCGGGCGCCGCGCCGCAAACCGGGCACGCAGCGTGCATCCATAAGGCGCAGCGCGCGCTGGCGTCGCGCTTCACGCCGTCCTCCGCTCGGCCGGGAAATCGGCGGCTGGCATCGGCGTGGGCTCGGCGGCCGGCATGATCTTGTACAGGCCTCCGTGGCGTGGGCTGCCCTTGCGCGGGCCGCGCTTGCGGGCGCTCATCACCTTGACGCGCTCCAGCAGCTCCTGCGTGGAGCAACTCTTCCGCGCGATCACGGCGTCGGCTGCGTGCGGCTCGTCGGACGCCGCGGCTCCAGTGTGCAGCAGAATCATGGGCACATGATTTTGCATGCCTTTGAGCCGCTCGATAAGCTGGCATCCATTCATCTGCGACATTGTGGCCTTGACCAGCACCAGATCGATTTGAGGCGCCGTAGCAAAGATGGCGATGGCCTCCTGCCCATTCGCCGCCGCCAGCACGCGATAGCCGTTGGTTTCCAGCATGAACTTATCGACGGAGAGCGCCCGCTCGTTATCGTCCACGTACAGAAGTACTTTTTTGGGTCTCATCGTTTCTCCTTAAAATGTTTCGGACGCCGATCGCGCCCAGCGCGCGAGCTGCGCTTCGAGATTGCGCACATCGAGGTTGTGCAGTCTGGCGACGTGAAGGATAGCCATCACCCGCGCCCTGAGATATGCCCGCGCGCTGCTCTTGCCGCCGAGGTATGCCGCCAGCGAGACCTCGACGTCGGCGCGCAGATCGGCCGGAACTTCGAACCAGTGTTGCGGACACATGAGATGCCGCCGGGGAATGCCGGCCGCGCAGCCGGGGATCTGGCATACCTGGACGAAGCGTGCGGCCGCCGTTGCCGGAAGCGCCGGTTTGCCGGTGTCCCTGTTGACTGAGCGGACGTACATGGTTACCTCCAGAAGTACGCGATCATCAGGCCGACGGCGAAAAGTGCGACGGTGACGATGGAGACGGTGAGCATCACGAGCGGATCGCTTTCACGAAACTTCATGTCAGCCTTCTTTCGGGTAGCGCATCCTGCCACCGAATCGCCGGATCGCAAAATTTAGGCCGCTGATCTGGCCGTCGTAGTACTCGCAGGCATGGCAAGTACCGCAAACCTTGAGCGAACCCATACGGTCATGTGTGCTGTGTCGCTCCCCATAGGCCCGTATGTGAATGTTCTTGTATTCGCGCAGCGCGCGGCGCAACGCATAGAGTTCAGCGCGGATCTCAGCTTTGGTCATGTAAGTGTTTCCTCGCCGGCGCTTTCGCGCCACATCTTTACTTCGTCGATCAATTGCCGAATCTCGCGGTTGCGCTGCTGCACGGCAGGCGGCAGGTATTTGTCGCGAAGCTGATGCGCGTGCAGCGTATCCAGCGTTTCCAGTTGCGCCGCGCTGAGGTACTTAGCCATTGCCGGCCTCCGGGCTGGCTTCAAGTTCGTGGGAGATCTGGCCGAACAGCGCGCGCAGATCGTGCAGGTTGCGGATGACGCGGATGCGCTGAGCCAGGGCGACAATCTCTTTCACGTAGTCGGCGGTGCCGGAGATCCGCTCCTCGGCCGTGACGGCGAAGAAATATCCGCCGTCGTCGCCATCGCGGCTGGCAACGATGGGCAGTCCGAATGTCACGACGAGCGCGCGCACGTCGGCCTTGATATCGCGGCGACCCCCGCCCACCCTGGCGATCACTTCGGCGATGCTCATGGCCTGCAGCTTTCCCTGGCGGCCGCGCAGACATTCCAGCACGCGGCGCTGGCGCGGGGTCAATTCGCAACTGCAGTTGCCCATCAGCGCGTCGTGGACGCGGCGCTGGTTATCGCCCACTGCATCGCGGCGGAGCTCCTCGTCGGTGCGCGTCTCAAACAGAGTGCCGTTCATTGGATCGTCTCCTTCGGATCGGAATCCGGGGGCGTCTCGGGAGCCGCCTCGGCCGGAGGCGCGAGAAGCGATTGAATCTCGCCCCACGCGGCGGTGGTTGCCCGCGAGAGCGCCACAAGGTTGATGTCGGCAACGACAGTCGCGGGCAGGCAGCCGTACAGAATGGCGGAGCGCTGCATCTGCGTGAACTCGCGCAGCCCGCGATAGTTCGCGTCGAGCAGCTCGTAAAGCAGGTTCAGCCGGATGCGTTCTTCGGGCGTGAAGGTTTTCATCGCACCATCTCCGTCGTGGTCAGTGAATCTTCGAGCAGCCGCCCGCACTCCGCGCAGTAGTCGTGCGGATAGCGCGGGCGCAGGCCGGTGGATTCGGCGGCGAGGATCTCGACGTAGTGGGCGAACCTTGTTCCCGTCCAGATCTCCACGCCGCACTCGCAGCAGGTGTGCGGATGGCTGGCAATCAGCCAGCGCACGGGCTCGATCCTGTCCGTCATGACACGACGCCTTCCAGCCTGATCACGTAGTTGGCGGCGAAGAGCGCGGCCTTGTCTGCCAGACCCAGCGATCTCCACCACGCGTCGAGAGTCGCGCGGCGAACTGATAAGTTGACCAGCACCTCTTCCGGCTGCGCGTCGTGCGCGTCATGACCGTCGGTCCAGAAGGTTTCTACCTCAGCCGTTGACGGCGCAGCAGCGATGGCGGAGGCGTCCGGAACGAGCGGAGCCGGCGCTTCGGTTCGTGCGGACTTCGTAAGCCGGCCGGCGGCGTGCAACCAATGTCTCCCTGGCACCACGATGCCGGCCGCGCGTCTCCATGCGCCCACGGTGACGTCGGTGATCTCGTACTTGCGCGCCAGCTCCGAATTCGAGACGGTGACCGGCGCGGCGAGAACCGCCCGCTTGATCTCGGGGCCGATCCGGGCGCCGCAGTTCCTTCCGCTTGTAATTGTCATGTGAGATTTCTCCCTGATCGGTTCAATTCCTATGGGTTCAAGGTCGATCGCGGGCAGATCGATCGCCGGCGCGGGGCGAGAATCAGGCAGCGGCGGATGTGTTCCGTCGTCGCAGGCCGCGCAGAGTTTCTCGCCGTCAAAGGCGACGATCGCCAGACAGCAGAGGCAGCGCGTGCACTTTCCGGTTGCGCGTGTGGTTTGCTCGATCATTCGGCACGCAGCCTCTCGCGGCGAGCGCGCAGCGCGTCCGCCGCATCTTTCCATGCAGCCTTAGGGCTCGCGCAAATCGCGCTCAGCAGACGGCCCTGTGGACCGCAGCGAATAAACCAGCAGGGTTTCCCCTGGCCGCGCAGCAATTCGTAGTAGTCGAGAATTGCCTTCGGCTCGGCATGAATAACTGTTTGCTTGTTTGTCATTTCGCACCTTCTTTCTTCGCGCGCTTCGCGGGCCTGGCCGGATCGGCGATGACGACTTTGAGCGACGGTTTCTTCGGCTTGACGGTGATGCAGCGGCCCCAGAGGTTGAGCACCTTCTCGGCGAGCCGCTTCGGCAGCGACTCGGCCTTGAGCGCGGCCTCCGCGCCTTCGACGACTTCCCACTTGCGGCGCTCCGCGAAGAGTTTGCCGAAGAACGCGCCGAAGCCGTTGGCTTCGAGTGCTTCCTTCAGCGCATCCACGCGCTCGTCGACAATGGTCAGCGTATCGGCTTTGGTGACGGTGAATTCCGAGAGCTTGCCGGCGAGGCGGCGGCTCTTTTCGGCGTGGGCGGGAACCGCGCCCCACTCCTTCACCAGCGCGATGGCCTTGTTCTCGACATCCTTGAATGCCTCAGCCGCGGTGAGTGCCACAAGTTTCGCTTCAAGGTAGAGCCGGGCCAGCTCGTCGAGCTGCTCGGGCGTTGGCCGTAGTGCTTCAGTCTGACTGCACATAGAGTCCTTTCACTTCGGGTTGGAGCTTGCTGCCTTGAGTTCGTCGAGCCAGCGGGAGAGATGTTTGAGCGCGCAGCTCTCGCCGCACAGGTGCTCGATCTTGAAATCCGGATCGTCCCGCACCGGAGCGCCGAGCGGTCCGAACGCGATGCCGGGATTGTCTGCGGCGCTGCTGACCGACGTGACGGCGATCAGCCAGTGATTGGTCTCGCGCTTCTCGACGCCGCACACATCGCAGGTGATCGTCGTCGCGTTCATCGTGCGCCGCCTTTCACTGTGCACGTCTGGTTGATCGGGCCTGCGACGTGCGGGCTGCGCGGGCTGCATGGACACGCAAGGGAGAAGTCCTCGCCGCACCGCGCGCACACGGTTTCGAATGAATCCGGCACGGCCTCGACGAATCGTCCTCTGCGCTCCGGGCGCTTCCGCCACAGAAACAGTGCGTGCCCGTTGTTTTCGGCCAGCAGTGTCGCCTCTTTCTTCATCACGCGAAGTCTGGCCATCAGCGCGCCGCCTTTCCGGGCGCGGCCGCCGAAGATTTGAGGCCGGCGCCGAGAGCGGCGATCGTCTGATCCGTGCCGCGCAAAATGGCTCTCGTCACCGGGACTGGCACACCGCCCCAGAGTTCAATGCATTCGAGCGCGAGATCGAGATCCGAGCGGAGCCTGCGCAGCGCGTCTCTGAATTCCGCTGGGATGGCGACCACCGAGGCGCTGCGCGTGACGCACTTCATATCGCCGTTCGAGTCGACATAAGCCAGACGGTCTTCGCTCGCGGGAGGCTTGACTTCGTAAATCATTGCCCACCCCCGAGAACGCGCTGGACGGGGCCGCCGGGCAGGAACGCCGTGGCGATCTCAGCGAAGATGTAGATCGCCACCAGAATGGTGGCCACCATGACGGCGTTATGCGCCATGCGGCCGGACAGTTCAAGACACGCGCCGATGCGCCGCGCGTGGCTGTCGCTCGGCGACCAGCGCATCAGCCGCTGCCAGCAAAGGCGCGGGAACACGAAGATGCGCCGCCCTGTTGGCCACCTGCCGGTGAGAAGGTAATAGTCAATCTCGACGCCCAGACGCTCTTTACCTCGGACGATAAAAATCTTCATGCGACGCGCTCCTTTCTCTCATCCACGGCCGCACATGCATCCATCGCCGGATCGGCGGCCCGCGGCATCTGCTTTTGCGTTTCGCGAATGTAGGCCATGAGCCGGCCGATGGAGAGATACCGCTGCGTGCCGTCGTCGCTGCGGATGTCGACGTGCGCGGCCTCGATGATGGAATGCGCCTTGGCGGGGTCCAGGCCGGGCAGCTCGGAACGGATAATGCCGGCCGCCTCTTCGGGCGTGACGGCAGGGAGAGCGATTTTGGCAACGACGCGCCGCTCTAACTGCTCGAGATCGCCGGTCCACTTATCGAAGACCCTGCGCAACTGGTGCGACCCGGCGAAACAGATGCTCCAGCCCAGCTCGTCATACAGCTCGCGTACCGTCTCAAAACATTCGACGGAAAGATGCTGCGCCTCGTCGAGGTAGAGCGCCGCGCGGCGGCCGGCGTAGTCATAGCGCAGATTGCTGATGGTGCGTTCAATGCCAAGGTCGGCGATGGAGCCGCAGGCAATGGCGATGCGGCGCATGAGGTCGCGGCGGGTGATGGCGGCGCGGCAGTAGATTCTGAAAATCTCCACGCCTTTGCCGGCGTATTCAGGAAGCAGAGCGCGAGCCACATCGGTCTTGCCGCTGCCCGGAGGCGCATAGGCCATCACAATGCACCTGCCGTCGCACATCCGGTCAAGGATTCTGCGCATCGCGCGCGTGTTGCCTATCTCATAAAGCGTGCCGGTGAATTGATCCAGGCCGGCGTCGTGGCTCGTGCCAAGGAAGCGCAGGATGGCTTCGCAGATGGCGGTCTCTTTCGATTCCGCTCCGCGCCGATATTTGCCGAGCAGGAACTGACTGAAGGTTGAGTAGTGGTAGCCGATGCGGCGCGCGAAATCGGCGGGCGCCATGCCGCTGCGGCGCAGGTAACTTCGCGCGTGATGACGCACTTCGGTGGCGTTGATTGAGATCGAGTCGGACATTCATTCTCCTAAAAGTTTTTCAACGAACTCCGCGGGCGTCTGTGGCGCCGCGATAGGTTTAGTGGGGCGCAGCCGGGGCTTGCGCTGCGTGACGATGCCGGCGACATCGCCGGGAAGTTCGAGTCGCGAAGCCATGGCCTCAAGCGGAGACAGCGCGCCGTTCGATCTGGCGACGCGGCTGATCGTGGTGAGAGTTTCGCGCGTAGCTTTTTCGAGGCCGCGCCGCGTCCTGAAGCTCTCCGCGACCTGCTGCTGCGTGCGCTGGTTGCCGGGCGCGAAGTGCGCCAGATCCTCCACGCGCAGCCACGCCAGAAAGCAGCCGTCCGTGTCGAGGGCCGCGGCGCACTCCCAGTCGTTGGGATCGTAGGCCACCACAATTTCGCGCTCGTTGCGTTCATGGATGGTCATCCAGCCGGCCTGATCGACGGGCTGGTACCGGCGCTTGTTGAGCGTGATCGCGCATTCGCGGACCTGCCGGGTCTGGCGTTCGGCCAGCAACAGCGCCAGCGCGGCCGGATCGGGTGCGGGCTTTTGCTCGGGGTTGCGATTGCCGTTGAAAACCTGCAGCGGCGATCCGCCCTCCATGCCTTCGCCGGTGTGCGGCGTGTCGTTGTACTCCTCGATCCACGCAAGGCACGCGACGATGAAACGGCTGGCCAGCGGGTGGCGGCTTTCGGCGACGCGGCCGGCGCGCAGCAGGCGCCGGTGATCCATCATGGCGACGGAAGTTGCATCGGGCCGCGTGAAGGGATTGCCGCTGGTGTAGGTGGGCCAGCACTTGTCAAAGCGCTCGTGTAGCGAGCGGAAGAAGCGCTCGACGTGCTTGGATTGCGGATGGCGCGGAAGGCAGTGCGTGACGGCGATGCCCAGCCGCGCCAGAAACCCGGTGTGGCCGATATCTTCAAGCTCGGCCTTCCACCATCCTTGTGGCGCCAGCGCCGACTCCCGCAGGTAGCCGGGCATCGCGCCGCGCGCGATCTTCTTGTAGTCCTTGCCGTTGTCGACGTAGATGTGTTCCGGCGGCCCGTGGCGGAAGATGCCGCGGCGCATGGTTGCGGCGATGGCGCGCGAGCTGCCTTCCCACGCCCAGCTCGCGCCGGCCACCAGACGGGAGCGGTAGTCAAGCATCGCGGAAAGCCGGATGCGGATCGGCGCGCCCCACTCGACATCTTCGAAAATGTCATTACAGCACTCGACATCGTGAATCATGTGGTCGCCCACCCAAACCTGATTCGCCCACACGTCGGTGTAGGCGCGGCGCAGGTATGCGGCCATGCGTTCGCGATAAGCCTTGCGGCCCTGGCGCGCGTAGACGGTGAGCGCCGCCGGCATCTGCTTCAGCCAGGCGCGCACGGTTTCGTAGCTGGGCGCTTCTTCCTCTGGAATTTCCAGGAGCAGCAGATCGCGCACGATGGCTTCGTAAGCCACGCGCACGCTGGTGCGCTCGTCGAGAAAGAGATACGCGGCCAGCCATGCTGCCTTTGGGTAGGCGGCGAAGAAGCGGCTGGTGTTTTTATCGCGGCGCTGCCGGTCGGCGAGGGCCGGCAGGCCGCCTTCACGGAAGGCACTGAGCCAGTTAAATAATGTGCCTTCGCTGAAGCCCGAAGTTTCCGATGTGAATTTGACGAGACGCGTGAGACTTGTAACGGGCGTTCCGTCTTTGAGGCGCAGCGCGCGGTAGCGCGTCGCGCCGGAGGTGTAATCCAGAAGCGGAGCGATGATCTGCATACGCGTCTCGGCCTGCGCTTCGGCTTCGGGATCGGTGAGCGCCACGCGCTGCGGTCGCGCCAGCGAGGCGGGAGCAAAGGGCAGAAGGGAGAGCTGGGGCTGCGCGCTCATAACTCCATCCCCGCCAGCCGCTTTTCCAGCAGCTCGGCCTCTTCGTTCGCGCGCTTGCGGCGCAGATATTGCCTGCCCAGCTCAAGTAATTCAGCTTCGGATTCTGTGATAAGCCTGAATCCGGAAAGCTCAACACGGCGCCGCAGGAGATCCCAGGAGCCGGTTACGGTGCAGAAGGCGCGGTCCAGTTCGGCGGGCCAGCGGTAGTCTTCGCGCGATTTCGCTGTAAAAGCGTTGAGCCGTCTTACTGTTACTTCGGTGCCGGTCAAAGCCGACATCTCATCGGCAATGATTTCGCGGCTCTTGCCGCATTTGCGGATGCCCTCGATGAGCGCCGCGCGCACCAGCGATGCGTCGTTCATCGAGCCTTGAAGCGCTTGGCTCCGGTTGTCGAAGAGGCTGGGGGAGGAATCCACGGAAAAAGTTTGTGGAGAAATTACAGTGGACGCAGCACGCAAAAGGGAGCGAACCTGAGGCAGTGATGAACTTCCCCTCGTCATGCCGCACGCTCGGGCGTCTTGCTCCGAATACGCTGAATCTCGCGGTTGATCGCCGCCTCGACGCGCCTCGATCGATGAATTCCTTTCGCGACCTGCCGGACATGCTGAGGCGTGACTCGCAGCTTTCTGGCGAGCCTGCTATACATGCCATAAAAAAGCGCGGCCTGTTCCAGTTCGGGCGCCGTAGATTTAACAAGGAAATCAGAGGACAAAGGATCAGCGCCGCGATCGGCCGTATCCAGCACACGTTCGCTCGCCTCGGCGAAGCGCGGGTCGATGTACGAATCCTTCACCGGCGCGGGCGCAGGGGTTTGCGCTGGTTCGGCGCAGTCCATGAGGGACGTAATTGCTTCGGCGAAGCGCGGGTCGATCTCAAACGGCGGCAACGGGCCGCAGAACAGCACACGCGCGGAGCAACGAAGGAGGTGCCATGCCTGGCTTAGCCGTCTTTTCATGCCGCACGCTCACGGCTCTTCCGCTCGAAGCGGTCAACCTCGCGTTCGATCCGGGCGTATTCAACCGCCAAGGCCCTCTCTACGCGGGCAGATTTGCGGAACCCGTTCGCCACGAGCGAGACGTGGCCGCGCGTCAGGCCAAGGCGCCTGGCAACGCGGCTCTGGAGGTCGCGCGTAAGTTTCGTCCTGAAAGTGTCGCTATTCATTTATCCTGTGAGGCAATCAGTGATTCGGTTGATTATCGTATCGACGATAACGCCGATACGATACGTTGTCAACATAAAAATCATATGGCCGCAGAAGAAAAAGAACCGCCGCTTTGGCCGCTGCGTCTTCGCGCACTGAAAGCGAAGCTCGGTTATACGCGGCAGAGCGATTTCGCCGCCGCCCTGGATACGAGGCAAGGCGTGGTCTCTACATGGCTTAGCGGCGAAAGCCGCCCGGTCCCCGAGGCATTTATCCGTATAGCTAAGTTGGCTTCAGGAGAGGATCGGGTTTTTTTTCTGAAAGAGGCGGGGATCCCCATGGATGCCTCCCTCGGCTACGGCCTTGGTGTTGTCCGCATAGATAAAGATCGTGCTAAACTTCTCCCAACCACCCAGCTAAAAAAACAGAAGGACGGCCGAAGCAGTCGCCCTGCACCGGAATCATTTTTCGACCCAGATCTACTCATGTCGATCCTTGAGAGCATCAACACGGGGCTCAGGAAAAGGGGAGAGCCTCCACCGCCAGCGCATGCGCGCACGGTCCTGAATATTTACAGGATTTGCCTGCGGAACAACATACGCGATCGTGAGTCTATCGCGGAAATTTGTTCGGGGATGACGGCTTGAAGGCTCATCGGCACGTTGTTGCCTTGGGAGCCTAAGAGTGACGAAGTGGGACAGAATTGAAATCGAAGAAGAGATCGGAGCTATGATGGACTCGATTCAAGCACCGGGAAGAAACGATCGAGGTTTTTCTATAAGCATCCACGCGCCGTGCAGCATTCAGGTTCACCATGGAGATTGCACTGGCGATCACGTTGACGTGCATATCCACGCAGGCGGCCCTGAGAGTCTGGAGCTTTCAGCAGCTTCAATCGCGGAGCTTGTCGAGGGTGCTATCGCGGGCACTCGACATGGCACGTCCGATCCGGAAGGTAAGTGACATGAAGAGCGCTCTGTTGGGATTGATCTTTCTTTTACCGCTTTTCGCGTGTCAAAAAAGCCAGCAATCGCAGGCCGCAAGTCAGTCATCGCGATTGAAGCAAATGCTTAGCGAGACAGACGTTCTTCTCGTGAAGCATTTTTATGGAGAAAGTGATACGTTTGAGGACCGGGACTCGAAGTACCCGGAGCTTAATCCGGGCATGTTGGGTATCGAACCGATTTGGGTCTACGAGCCTCAGAAGCAAGCGCAGGGCCTCAAGGGCGCGATTCTCAGAGTGCGGCAGTCTTACTTTTTCGATTCCGACGCCAGAATGCAGGGAGGAGAAAAAGCGGAGATAGCCCTCGATTTTGATGAGTTGCGGGATTTGAATAACTCCCTCCTCGCCCTACAAGCGAAAGATGCCGATTGGCGGACTGCACCTACGGGCGAACATATAGAAATGCAGTTTTCCTCGAAAGATGGATTCAGCTTGTCGGCATTTCATAGCCCAGAAACGCACGACGATGTGCTCTACTTCAAGATCGACGGACGGTCGGTTGGGATAAATGCGGGCAAGGTCCAGGACCTCATCAATGAGACAAATTCCGCGATTCAATTATTGAAAGCCAAGGGGTAGAAAACTCTCCCTCCCGCTCCCTCCTCGCCACATAACGCCGCTTTTCCGCTGAGCGCATCTCTGTGCTCGCGCCCTGCCTACGCTGTGATCTGGAAGTCCGCGACACCAATCCTCATGAAAGGACAGTCGCGGAGCGCCAGAGCTGGAAGCGCGGCGAGCGGGGCTTTCTGCCCTCTCCCCGCGCGTTCCATAGGCAGATGGGCGGCAGCGCGGTGAATCAATTTCAATCCGACTTCATGAAGATGGCGGTGCCGGCGGCGATTGCGTCCGAGGCCGCGACGGGAGTGCCTGCGTCGATAACCATCGCGCAGGCCATTCTCGAATCGGGTTGGGGGCAAAGCGGGCTGGCGAAGCAGGCCAACAATTTCTTCGGCATCAAGGCGGCGGCGCACGTTGCCCCGGACAGCTACATCCAGTTGCCCACCGAAGAAATTGTGATGGGCCGCGCTGTGGCCGAGAACGCGGAATTCATGAAATACAAGAGCGCGGCCGACAGCTTTACGGCTCACGGCTTGTTGCTCGCGCAGGCGTCGCGCTACGCGCCGGCCATGGCGGTGCGCGGCAATCCCGCGCAGTTCGCCGCGGAGCTGCAGCGCGGCGGCTACTCGACCAATCCCAACTACGCGGACGATCTGATGTGTATCGTAGCGGAGCTCGATCTGACGCAATACGACACGCAGGCAAACACGCAGCCGGCCGCGCCGGCGGAGGTGAAGGCATGACGGAAGCGATCTTCTATCTGAAGACCCTGAAGAAATTGAACGCCCGCGCGCTGGGCGCTGTCGCGCTATGCGCAATCCTGTTTTGCGGCACGCTGCCCGTGGCGGGCTGCAGCGGCGTGAGCGTGGCGCAGGACATTGTGAACTGGACGCCCACGCTGCAATCGGCCGTGGCCAGTGTCGACGCAACCGCTTCGGTGCTGGATCCGGCCGGCGCGCCGATCTTCACGGGCGCCACGGCCGGCTTCGATGCTGCCAGCACTATTCTCGCGGCCCAGGCGAAGGCATATCTGGCCAACCCGAATGCGAACGCTCTGACTCAGCTTCAGACGGCCGTCGCAACCTTTCAGCAGCAGGTGAACGCCGCGCTGCTCGCGGCGGCAGGGATCGCCGACCCGGCCAGCCAGCAGAAGGCTCTCGCCGACATCGGCGCCGTGGGCACCATCGTAAGCACAATCCTCGCGCTGGTGGCTTCGATTTCGACTAAGGCACAGGTAACAGCCATGGCCACGGCGTCGACGGTGAAGCTAAGCCAGGTTGACCGGTACATGGATCGATCGCGGGCCGCGCGAATTCTCGCGTCCCACTATGGCGATTCGACGGGCCGGGAGCAGGCGCGAGTACTTGTGGCACGCGCGGATCTGGGTCGCGCGGGATTTTAAGGGTTACCCAAGCAGAGAGAGAACGGCCCGAGATTGCCGCCGGCGGTAATAAATGCGGAACGCCGGTTCATCGTGAATGGAGACGTCCACGGCGCGTACCTCGGGAACTCAACCAACCGCGGGGCGCTTGTTCAGGCAGGCGCCCCGTTCACAAGCGGAGGCAATTGTGAATCCAGTCACGTTCAGCAATATTTCGCGGTTGAAGTATCGCGCGATCGTGGCGCGGATCCGCGCGCAGGCCGACTCGACAACCGACAACGGAGATAGCGGATCGGCGACCGGCGACACTCCTCTCGGCCGGATGTATTCCCGGTGGACTTACAACGAGGCCGCGCGGACCCTGACCGTCACGGTCACTAAGAAACCGTTACTGATCACCGAGAACTACATGGTGGCCAAGATGCGGGCGCTGGTGGACTCAATCAATGTCTGAACGCTGCCGGCGCGGGGTTCTGATCGCCGTCGCTTCGCTTCTTGCGGCGTGGGCGGCAAGCTGCAGTATGACGCCGGCGTACGCGGTCGGAGACCGGGGAGGTAATGGCGGTGATCGCGGCGGTTTTATCGGCAGTGGCGCTTCTGGTGCTGCTCATCTGGGGCATCCGGCGCTTACTCAACAAAAACAACGTAACCGGCGGAGTCATCCGCCGTATTTCCGATGAGGAGAAGAAATATATGGGCAGCTCTAGCTTTCCGGCTCTTGGCCCCGGTGTTTCGGCCAGATTCCAGGTAACTCCGGCGCCTGCCGGTGTTGTGACCGAGGCCGCCGATGCGGTCTGGTCCAGCAGCGACCAGGCAAACTTTCCAGCCGTAATGGATCCCACCGATCCCACCGGCAACACCTGCGACGTCGCCATTCCGGCGGGTGAGACCACGACAGAGGAAGTCACCCTGACGTGGACTTACGCGAACGCTGACGGCACGTCGGCCACCGCATCGGCAGTCTTCGATCTGGTGGGCGGCACCGTCTCCCCGGTCGACGTCACCGGTGGAACCATCGCTCGCATCGCCTGACTGGATTCTCGCCGGAGAGGCCCGCGGGTTTCTCCGGCGAGAAAGGGCGCCCCGAGCGGCGATAGGGAAGGAAAAGCGAAAACGCACAGAATTGCGTTTTAAGGCGTCGATAGGGCGAAGGTGGGGAGAAACTACGTTGGACCCCCTGAACGGGGGCGACAAACTCAAGTGTGTGCGATTTTTGCCTATTTTGGGACTCGTGGGGGTAATGAAAATGGGTTCAAACCGTAAGAGGCCCGAAAAGGCCACCCCAAAACCCGAAAATCCCGGGATCGCGGCCCGGCTTTCTCCGCTCGAATACGAGGTCGCGGTTTGGGTTGGCAGAGGTGCGCGGCCGAGAGAGATCGCCGACCGGCTCGGCCTCGACGTTGGCGAGGTGGCGCTCCTCGTTCTCAGCGCCGCCCATTACTCCGGCTGCCGGAATATCGCCGAACTGGAAGCGATGTTCGAGCCGGACTGGGCGCGCCTCGACGATCCGCCCCAATCCCGATGGGAAAAGGTTGGCGGCAGGCAGGTACTTCGCGGCGGCGAGATGTCGAGACGGCGCGCGCGGCAGGCATATGCGGAGAAGAAGGATCGCGACTTGATTGAGGCGATGAAGAGATTCGGGATGTAACCGGAGGGTTTTATGGGGAAGATCTGGGCGGCGGTAGTGGTTTGGTTTGAGGGCAAGAAGACCATCCTCGGCGGAGGGCTGGTAATGGCGGCGGCGGTGGCTGGCGTCTGGGCGGGAAAACTGGATCCCGCGACCGGTCTGGCGGTGCTGGGATTCGGCCTGTCGATCGCCGGCATGAGCGCCAAGGCGAACCGGCATCAGGCGCAGCTCCTTGCCGCGCTGAGAGCGGTGGCGCAGGTAGCCGGCGACGAACGATCGGGCCGTCCCGCGCAAGCGGTCGCGGATGCGGAATCCGCGGCAACCACGATCGGGTTGTCGCTGGTGCCTTCGGCGCCGCAGGGCGGCGCGGCTAAATGAGCACGGATCTGATCGCGGTCGAGGGTGGCGTGAATAAATGGCTTCGCAGTCTTATCTATCCCGGCGTGGCAGGCGTGGTGATAACCATCCTGCTGGCGTACATGGAATTGCTGAAAGCGAATCCAGCCGCCGGCGGCGATCTGCTCAGGAGCTGGGGGCCGGGCTTTGTGCTGGGGCTCATCGCCCTGGTGGTCATCGGCGTCTTCCTGGACAAAATGGTTGACGCGCAGACGTCGAGCGTGGAGGCGCAGCAGAAGGTTGCGGTGGCGTTGACGCAACTGGCGGAGCGGGACGATCGCGACCGCGACCGCATGGTGACAGAGACGCAGTACATGGCCCAACGGATGGACCAGACGCACGCATTGGTAACCAGCGTTTCCGCACAGTTGAGCAGGATCGAGATGAAGCTGGGAACAAAGAACGCGGGGGAATGAGATGGCAGCGGTGGACGCACAGCAGAACAAGAGGCTGCGGGGCGCGATTCTGGAGATCCTGAACACGCGGCATGGGGCGCAGCAGTCGCGGGTGGATCACGTCGCGCTGTGGCACATCATGCTCGACCTGCGCTTCGATCTGGGCGAGAACGAGCTGCTCACGCTGCTGCAGGATCTCCATGACCGCGATCTGATCGCTTATGGCGAGACGCGCGACCGCCGCAGCAACCGCGTGAGCATTTACAAATTACAACTCACGCCGGATGGCCGCGACCTCTGCGAGGGCACAACCACCAACCCGGCAATCAGTTTCTAGGAGGGCGCGTCCGTGGCTATTGCAAAACAACGTCCGCGCACCGGCGAGCCGCGCCGGGTTAAGCAGCCGCTGAAAATCGACAAGCTGCCGCCCGATGTTCACGGGCGGATCCTCGCGCTGCGCAATCGACGCGGTAAAACGTGGGAAGAGATTGAAGCCATCTCCGCCGAGCCCTTCGATGAAAAGAAGCACACGGGAATTGTGGATTGGGCCGCGCTGCCGGCAGCGCTGGAAAAACTGTTTCCGGAAAAGCGTTTGCCGCACAGCTCCCTGCATCGCTGGTACGACCTGCGCGTGAGCCAGGTGCGCCGCGACGTGGAGCAGCGCAGCGTAGTTGCCCGCGAGCTCGCCGCCAGCTTTGCAAAGAGTGTTGTCGAAGGTGGCAGCGAGGCGGTAACGAATGCGGCGCGCGACCAGCTCATGGCACTGCTCGCCGAAGATCTGACGCCGAAGGGGCGGCTGAACGCAACCAAAGGGTTGATTGGCCTCGCCGAGATCCTGCAGTCCGCGCGCGCCAACGACATCAAAGAGCGCAGGGTCGGCATCGACGCGCGAAGGATCAAGCTCCTCGAAGACCGCGAGAAGGTGGCGCGCGAACGTCTGGATGCGGAAACGCAGCGCGTGGCGAAGAAGGGCACCGGGCAATTTTCCCTGGCCGACATCAACCTGCTGCGCGAGCGCACCTTCGGCCTGCCGGCGTTGAAGGCTCCCGCGAATGCCTGACCGAGACAAAGACCGAGCGAAGCTCCCGGCCGTGCTGCAGATGCGGCCGTATCAGCAGCGCTGGATCGACGACGATACCAGGTTTAAGTGCTGTGTGAAATCGGCGCGCATAGGCTACAGCTTCGCGACGGCGTATCGCCGCGTGGAGATCTCGATGCGCGTGCCGGGGCGAACCACCACGGTGCTCTCCGCATCGAAGGCTCAGTCCGTTGAGTTCGTGGAGACCTGCGCCAAGCTGTGCCAGTTGATGGGCGGCACGGCGCAGCTCGTGGCGAACGAAGACTTTGTCGACGCTCTCGGCCGCATCGAGGCTATTCAAAGCAAGATCACATTCCCCAACGGCAGCCGCATCATCGCGCTGCCCGCCAATCCGCGCACGGCGCGCGGCTATCCCGGCGATGCGGTGCTCGACGAATTTGCGCACCACGAAGACAGCTATGCGATCTTCGCGGCCGTGTTTCGCCAGGTGGCGCTGGGCAACTCGCTCGAAGTACTGTCGACACCCAATGGCGAGCAGGGCAAGTTCTACGACATCGCGCGCAACCTCGGGCTCGATCTCGGCGTGGCGCCATCGCGGCAGCCGGTCAGGAAAGACGGCTGGTCCGGACATTGGGTGGATGTGCATGCCGCCGTAGCCGAAGGCTGCCCGATCGACATCGAAGGCATGCGCCGCGGCCTGAACGACGACGACACATGGAATCAGGAATTCTGCTGCGTCTTCCTTAAGTCGACGGGCGCGTGGCTGACTCTCGACTTGATCGCCAACTGCGAAGACTCGGGACTAGACGCTGAGCTTGTGCATCTGGACGCCAGCTCGCCGACGAACGCTCTGGAAGAGATCGCCCGGAAAATCAAAGCCAACGCGCGCGGGCCGCTGTCGGCCGGCATTGACGTGGGCCGCGATCACGACGCCACCAATCTCTGGCTCGACGAAAAGGTTGGCGACGTTTCCGTCACGCGCCTGGTTGCATGGGTCACCGCCGTCAGTTTCCCGAATCAGTTCCGCATCCTCAACCCCGTCGTCAGGATCACATCGCATACCGCGATCGACAAAACCGGCATGGGCGTGGGCCTGTTCGATTCTTTCGACGAAGCCAATCCCGGACGCATTCTCGGCGTGAGCTTCGCGGGCACCAACGACAACGGCGTGCGGATCAAGACCGACCTTGCCATCAGGCTCAAGAAACGTTTCGAGCAGATGCGCGCGCGGATTCCCTACGACGGCCGCATCCGCACGGAGCTGCAGGCCATCAAGCGTCAGGCGACGTCGACGGGCGTAACCTTCGACGCGCCGCGGATCGAAGTGGACACGGCCGTCGCCGGCGGCGTGAAGAAGAAGGTTTTTGCGCACGCCGATGCGTTCTGGGCAAAGGCTCTGGCCGAGCTCGCCGCCGACACCGGCAACTGCGCGCTGGGCATGCAGCAGCCGCAGACTGAATCGACCTGGTCGCAAACGAAAGGCATTCTCTGATGGCAGACGAAGTTTCAAAACAGCCGATCGCATCCGCGCCGCAAAAGGGCCAGATCGTTACCGACGCGGCGCTCTACCTGACGCAGATCTCCCTCTATCGCAACTCCATTGCCTTCGGCGGCACGCGAAATCCATCCGCCATCTGGCAGGCGATGACTTATAACCAGCCCGAAGCGATGGCGTATTACCGCGAGCTTGAAGCCAAAGACGAGGACGTGGCCAACTGCCTCGACACGTTGCGGCTCAGTGTTCTGGAACGCGATCGCAGCGTGGATGCCTTCGACGATTCGCAGGCCGCGCTCGATGTGCAGACCTTTATCGAGCAGCAGCTCGCACAACTCGACTTTCATCAGGTGCTCGACTGCGTCCTGGACGCGCCGGGCTACGGCTTCAGCGTGCAGGAGATGATGTTCGACGTGAGCGCCGGCCAGGCATCGCTGCTCGAAGTTGCGGACTGTCCGCAGGAACTCTTCCTTTTCGGCAATCGCTACTATCCGCAGGTTGGCCCGCTGCAGTATCTCGACCAGCCGTGGGCTTCCGAAGGCCAGCTCGTTCCCGAAGACAAGTTCATCGTCTTCACCTATCGCAAACGCGGCCGCAATCGCATGGGACGGCCGCTGCTGCAGAGCGTCTTCTGGCCGAGCTGGTTCAAGCGCAACATGCAGCGCCTCTGGGTGCAGTACGCGGAGAAGGGGCCGGGCACCGCCGTCGTTCGCTACAACGACCCGGACAATCAAAGCGAAAAGCGGCAAGCCGCGGATATTGCCCAGGCTATCGTGGAGCGCACGGCCATCGCGGTTCCCAAAAGTTTTGAATACGATCAGGAACTACTGAAGACCGCGCGCGCGCAGAACCCCGACGTTTACATGAAGTTCTTCCAGGCGATGCAGTACTCGATCGCGCGCCGCGTGCTGGGCGAGACGCTGACCAGCTTCGGCAACGAAGGCGGCGGCGGCTCCAAAGCTCAAGGAGAAACGCACGCCGACACACTGGATCGCCGGTCTGTCGAGCTGTGCCGGCAGATGGAGTCGGTGATCAATCAGCAGCTCGTCAAACCTTTGGTCCTTTGGAATTTTGGGCCGAATGCGCCGGCGCCGAAATGGCACTTCGATCTTGAGGAAGCCGAGGATCTGGCGGAGCGTCTGACAATCGATTCCGGGCTGCAGCGCATGGGCAAAAAATTCAGCGTGGGTTACGTGTCGGATCGTTACGACACGCCATTGGCCGAAGGCGAGAAGCCCGATGATTTGCTGGTCCCGAATATCAGCGCTCCGATGGTCGCACTGCGCGACACTACCGCTTCGAGCTTCAGCGAGGCAGAAGCCGCGGCGGCCGCGGAGCTGCAGGAATTCGACAAGCTCTTCGCCGGCCTGAAGGCCGATGCAGCGGCAGCATACAAACAGCGCACGAAGGAGATTGCCGCGTCCGTCGTGCCCGTCGTGAGTTTGTAGCATGGCGCTAAGCTTTCACATGATGCCGACGCGCGACACGGAAGTGCAGCAGCGCGTCGGCGACATGCTGGCGCGGCACCTGGCCGCGGCGAACCTGCTCGGCCGGGTGCAGATCGTGAAGCGGGCGCACAGGCTGAGCGGCCATAAGCTGCCCATCGCCGCCAGCTCGCGCCACGTCGGCTTCGGCGACGACGACGACGATCTTTATGGCAGCTTCGCAACCGATCTGCCCAACGACGACGCGGCCGGTTACCTTGCCGATCTCACGCCCGTCACGAAGGAGATCTTCGACGGGCTCAGCTCGCAATACAAGAAAGACGCGTTCACGCTGGCCGGCGCGGCCGACGTGCGGTTGATCGGCAAGATCCGCGACGCGCTGGCCGACGCCGCGCAAAAGGGCGAGACCGCGGATGAGTTCGAGCTGGCGGCGAAGAAGATCACCGACGACGCCGGCGTGGCGGAGCTGAGCAGCTTCACGCTCGATGTCGCATTTAACACCGCGATGCAGAAGGCGTTTTCCCTTGGCCGATGGGAGCAAATCCAGGATCCGGCGACGAAATTAGTACTTCCTTTTCTGCAGTACTGGACGGTGGGCGACGATCATGTACGTCCGGAACACGCGGTGCTTGATGGTTTTGTCGCGCGCGTGGATGATCCGGTCTGGTTGAAGATTTATCCACCCAACGGATTCGGCTGCCGCTGCTCTGGCGTTCCTGTGCCGGAGGCGGAAGCGCTGAAGGCCGACAAGGACGCGAACGAGCCAGGCTACGCGCGGCTGCCGCTGTTGGCGCGGCTGCTGGTGCCGCAGCCGGGATTTGCCAAAGTGTTTTCGGAGTAAATCTCGCCGCCGAACGCGAGTTTGCCGTTTCAGGCGAGATGTTTCGATGGGCGGTTTGAAGATGGCTGCAATGGCAGCGAAGGTCAAGACGGTCGATGGCGCGCCGCTCACCGCGGACAAGTTCGCCTATGTTGGCGATCCCGGCGATCCTGAGACCTGGCATCTTCCGCTGGACACGCACCAGCACGTCAACTCCGCACTGGACATGTTCGCGCATACCGATCTGCCGTCGAGCGCCAAGGCGCCCACCGCGCGCAGGATCGTGGAAAAAGCGCGGGGAGAGAATCTTGACACAACCGATTTTGTAAAGAACCATCTCAGCTCGCAGATGCACGGCGAAGCGCCGCGTCCGTGGTTTGAGATCTTCCGCGCCGGAGATTATTCGAAGGCCGGCAAGGGCGTGATCACGCCCGACGATCTGAAGCGCGTGGTGCGTAACTACGACCCGACGTATCACGAAGCGCCGGAGACACTCGGTCATCGCTCCGACGATCAGCCGGCATACGGCTGGATCGATGGGCTGATGGTCGATGGGGATAAGTTGCTGGCGCGCGAGCGGCAGGTCGATCCAAAGTTTGACGAAGCTCGCAAGGCGGGCAAATTCAAGAAGCGTTCGGCGGCTTTCTACACGGACGATAGCGGGCAGGTTACGGGGCTGCGGCATCTGGCATGGCTGGGCGCCGGGATTCCCGAAGTTAAGGGTTTAGAGGACGTCGCATTCGACGATCACGGATCGAAGTTCATCACGGTGAACTTCGGGGAGGATGATGCAGTGGCAGCAGAAACGAAAACCGTAGCCGAGGAAATCAAGGCGTTCTTCGCGAAGATGTTTGGCGAGGGTGCGCCGAAGACGTTCAGCGAGGACGATGTGAAGCGCGTGGCCACCGAGGCCGCGACCGCGGCCGCTGCGCCGCTGCAGACGAAGATCGCCGCGCTCGAGGGCGATCTGACAAAGCAGACCACGAAGTTTGCGGAGCGTGAAGCAGCGCTCGCCGGCGGTGAAGTGAAGCAGCGCGCCGCCGCGGCCGAGGCGCGGCTCAAGACCGCCGGCAGGTGGATTCCCGCTTACGAGAAGATGGGTCTCGGCCTGGTCTTCGACGAGCTCGCCAAGGTGACCGCGACGGTGGAGTTCGGCGAGGGCGCCGCGAAGAAGTCCGTCACGCCGCTGGAGATGCTGGTGCTCTTCCTTGAAGGGCTGCCGAAGATCGTTCCCGGCGGCCGCATAGTGGATGGCGTCCAGCCGGCGAGAACCGGCAAGACCACCGGTGATCCGTTGACCGATGCGGCGAAGGCGCGCCAGAAAGAAAAGAATATCTCCTTCGGCGAAGCGCTTGCGCAGATCGCCGAGGAGCAGCCTGAGTTAACCGCTCCTGGGACGGCGGCAGGCGGCGCGGTTTAAGTTCCGAGTGGGCGCGCCATAGTCGGCATCCGCCCAGCGAGGCCGGCCTCGCGATTGGCCGGCAGCTTTTGAATCACAGCCCAGGAGGGCGCGATGACAAACAAGTATGTTGAAGGCAAAGGCCCGCAGGGACCGCAGATTAAAGAGTCGTTGGCGCCCACTGCGGTGACGGGCTACAACCGCGGTCTGTGCGTGAACTTCGGCGCAACGAACCTGATTTGCGCATTGGTGACAGTGGCTGGAAGCGCTGCGCTGGGCATCCTGGAAGAGGATGCGGTCAGTACGAAGAATCCCTGCTCGACGATTCTGTTCGGCGAGGCGATCGCGCAGATCGGCGCCAATATCACGGCTCAGGCCGCCCTGGCGACCGATGCCAACGGGCGGCTGGTGCCGGCGACGGCGGGCCAGCAGGTGGTTGCAATCGCGCTTGAGCCGCAGACCTATGTCGCTCCGGACGCGAACGGAGAAGGCAGCTTCGCGCTGGTCCTTTTCCTTGGCGCGGACGGCCCCATCCTGGCCGGTCCGCTGACGTTCTACTACACCGCGAGTGGCGCGCTTGCGCCCATGACCGGCACGCATGTTCTCGATGGCGCGGCCGCGATCGCGATGACGCTGGTGGCGCCCCCTAACGATGGCATCGAGATGTACATCGTGGCACAGACGGCGCACGCGCATACGGTGACGACGCCTGGCAGCGGCATCTACGGCGCCAAGCACGTCATCACATATGCGGCCGAAGGCGATGGTGCGACTGTCCGCTCCGCGGCAAACGTGTGGATGGTGCCAGCGCTGGGTGGGCCGACGCCGGCGGCGCTGAGCTAACAGGGGCCGCAAAAGGTTTTGCCCCGGAGCGCGCGAGCGCTCCGGGGAACCAAAGACGAGTTGCCGCGCTAAGCGGCGGAGGGTATGTAAATGGCGGGTTTTGCTCCATTAATGCCGGCAGGGGCGCTGAGTGTCGCCCTGTCGAATTTTGCCAAGGATTACCGCGATCAAAAGCTTATCGGCGACACAGTCTGCCCGCGCGTGCCCGTGGATCGCCAGAGCTTCCAGTATGTCGTCTGGAGCCAGGACGACTACCGTATGCCGGACTCGACCTATCGCGCTCCCGGCGCCGAGCCGAACTCGATTCGCAAGACGTATTCGACCGGCACCTACTTTGCCCGCGCCCACGCGCTGCAGTCCGACGTGCCCTTCGAGACGGAAGCTTACGGCCTCGGCCTGGGATTCTCGACGCGGCAGAAGTTGACCGCGAGTCTTACCAGGCGGCTGAATCTCTTCCGTGAGGGCGAGATCGCCACGGCCGCGCTGAGCACCACCAACTTCCCGAACGGCACGACGTTGAGTGGCAATTCGATGTGGGACTCCTACATCACCACGCCTGCCAACGACACGCAGGCCACGGTCACGTCGCATCCAATCGTCGACGTCGAGACCGCCAAGGAAACATTGCGCCAGGTCGGTATCGCGGATGAGGAGATGGTTCTTATTCTGTCGAGCCCCGTGGTCCGCGTGCTCGTCAACCATCCGGATATTATCCAGCGCTTCCAGTTCACGAACGTCCTTGGCATCATCGACATTGACAAGCTCAGCTCCGTCTTTGGCGTCAAGTGCCTGCGTGCCGGCGCGGTGCAGGTCTCGAAGAACAACACCAAGAGTTTCGTGTGGGGCAACAACGCCTTCCTGGGCTACGCACAGAACTCGCCGAGCATGGACGACCTGAGCTGCATGAAGACCTTCTCGTGGACGGGTGAGTCGGACGGCGGAGTCCTGGCCGGCCTGGTGGCTCCGGGCTCGCAGGGCTTTGCGGTGTTGGAGTGGCCCGATGCGCAGCGGTCGAAGAAGACCTGGTGGCAGAGCGCGGAATGGTATTACGACATCGAGATCACCGCGGCCGAAGCGGGGTATCCGCTGCTTGGCGTGGTCACCGGCGACACGATGGAGACGGTCCCGGCCGATAGCGAAGGCTGAGGCGGGGCGTGATTCGGAGGGGCGCGTGCTGATCGGCGCGCGCCCCTTTCCACAGAACGCATTTCCAATCGGGAGGGACAGCAATGGCAGAAGCAGAGAAGTCTGAAAAGAAAACCTTTGAAGTGTTGGGCGCGGTGAAGCACGACGGCAAGGACTATCGTAAGGGCGACTCGATCAAGATCAGCGCGTCGCAGGCCGCGCACCTGGCGCGCCACGGTGTCGTAAAGCTGCCTCCGGCTGCAAAGAAATAGTCGCGCCAACCATTTCCGTGACACCACGGAAATGGTCGAAGAGAGACGCCGATGGCCTATGCCGCACAGTCCGATCTGGTACCGCTGCGCATCACGCAGACCGAGCTCACGCAGCTCACTGTCGATGAGCCCAGCGGAGTTCCGGCCACGGATGCGGCCGTCACCGCGTCGATCACATCCGCTGTGCTCGAAGAAGCCAGCGGAACTGTCGATTCCTATTGCCGTGCGCGCTATATCACGCCCCTGCAGTCCTCCGACATGGTTACGGCGCGCACGCTGGATATCGCGGTCTACCTGCTTTTCAGCAGGCGGCGCGGCGGCCTGCAGCCCACGGAGCTGGTGCGGCAGCGGTACGAGGATGCAATCGCGTTTTTGAAAGATGTGGCCGCGGCAAAAGCGTCGCTCGATCAGCCGGCCACGCAGCAGACTCCGCAATCGTCCGCGGCCGGCGCGCAGATATCCGAGCGCGATCGGCATCTGCGCTTCGGGGATCATCACATCGAGGGGTTCGTTTAGTGTCTGTCGTCATCCAATCCGACGCCTCGAATGTGACGGTCGCGCTGGGCCAGTTCAAGCTGTCGCTGGGCGCGCGCGAGCAGCTCATGCGTATCATCGGCATCGGCCAGTTGCAGAGCGTGCGTCAGACCTTTCGTGAGGGCGGATCGCCGTCCGGATCGTGGGCTCCGCTGAGCGCGGCGTCGCGGAGCTGGCGCAGGTACTCCACGGGGCACAAGCTGCTGATCGATACCGGCCTTCTGCTCAACTCCATCACCTTCGCCGTGCAGGGCAGCGCGGTGGTTGTGGGCACAGGGCTGCGCTACGCCGGCATCCAGCAATACGGCTTCGACGGCGATCAGAGCGTGAAGCCTTACAGTTACACGCGCCGCCAGCGCAGCCGCGACACCTACGGCAGTCAGCGGATCACCAATAAGCTCGGCCGCTCGCAGACGGTGCGCCGCAAGACGTCCAGCGGCATCGTGACGGTGAACGTGCGCGCCTTTACGCGGCACATCCGCATTCCGGCCAGGCCGTTTCTGGTTTTCCGGCCGGAAGATCCGGCCCGCATTCAGGCTGAGGTTGAAGAGTACGTGAAGGCGTCGGCCGCGCAGGCCGGCCTGGAGGTGAAGTAATGGGCACGGCCTCTATGTTCCTTCCCGGCGATACGCAGACCGCCCTGCAGGCGCTGCTCCGCGATCAACTGCCCAACGTCAACGTAGGATCGGTCGGCGACCTGAGCACCGATCAGGACGGCGAGCTGGTTTTCGATCCGCCCTGCGCGCGGACGTTCTTCGCGGGCACGGATTACGGCGAGACGCACGATAACGTCGCCCAGTTCTACGACGAAGCATCGCACGAGATCGACATCTGGTGCGCGGCCGAGAATCTGTCGTCGCTCGAAGCGCAGCGGCGCGACACCCTGATTCTGGTGGGGAAGATCCTGCCCGTGCTGGCCGGCGCTGAGCTTATGCTGCGCGACGGCACCACAACGCAACCGGTGCGCCTCAGGGGCATCGTGGGCACGCTGCAGGGCAGGCAGGGCGCGCCGGTGAACACCGTGTACACGATCAAGGTGCAGGTGCCGGGAATCGCGCAATTCCCGCCGCAAACGGGCGAGTGAAGAGGAAGGGCCGGAGAAAAACTATGAGCAGAGCACGTCCCGATTTCGCAACCATTCAACTCACGGACGCCGGCAGGCGCATGGCCGGTGAGCACGGCGTGATTGGCTGGGCGAATGGACGCCGCCACTTTACGTTCACCGCCGGCGAGGCGCAGGAAGTGGAGCGCAGTTTCGAGTGGAATCACCTGCTGCGTCACGAAATGTTTGAAGGGCAACCCATTCTGGAAGAGGTTCGCGAAGAAGAGGGAGAGTTGCCCCAGGCGCTCAAGGCCCTCATCGATGCCGAGCCGGGAGAAGGTGACTGATGGCTGGACCGTATAATTTCGAATCCCAGAAAGTATCCGCGCGCAATCTGGTGCTGACCGCCAACAAACAGGCCGCCGCGGGCACCGCCGTCGCGTCGGCGGACATGCTGCGCCGCCAGAAGTTCGACGGCTCGTCGGTGTTCGAGCTGAAGCAGACGCGCTATAGCGACAAGAACCTTTCCGGCAAGGGCACTGAGTTTGCCACGCAGGGACTTCTGACCGCGTGGGATACTTCAGGCGGCTTCAAGGGTGATCTCGACGACTACATGGCGGGCTGGATCCTCGCCTTCCTGATGGGCAAAGATGTGATCACGGGCGCCGGCCCGTACACGCACACCATCAGCTTCGACGAGACCACCACGCAGGCGCCGATGACGTCGATCTACCTGGCCGACACCAACGACGTGCTGTGGACGCTGATCGACATGGGCGTCGTGGATGTGACCCTCACCATTCCCGCGCACGGGCCGCTCACGTTCGAAATCAACTTCGTCGGGACGGGCCACTACACCTACGGCGTCATCACGTCGCTGCCGGCGCTGCCCGCTTCGTATGCTTACCTGCTCGGTTCAGACTGCGTGTTCTCGATCGGCGCGAGCGGCGCCACGGTGGCAAAGATCGGCCGCCACATGTCGACGACGATCAAGATCTCGACCGGCGCCGTGAGCCACACCGCGCCCGGCCTGGGACTTTACGGCGCGTTCATCCGCACCGGACTGCGCAAGGTGAGCTTCCAGACCACCATCGCGGCGACCAGCACCGACGATGTGTTCACGCTGCTGCGCGGCAACACGCTGCAGGAAGTGAACTGGACAACGACTTCCGGCGCATCTTCGCTGGCGCTCGATATGCCGAACGTCTACCTGAAGGCCGCGAAGGTCGGCACCACGGGCAATATGGTGGTCTGGCAGATTCAGGCCGACGAGATGTCGATTCTGAACGTGGGCGGCGCGGGCGTCCTGAATGCCACCGTCATCAACACGCAGGCTACGGCTTACCTGGTCGGCGCGTAAAAGTTCTCCTTCCGGAGCGCTGCGGATTTGGCGCTCCGGTTTTTTGCAGTACATGGCTGCGTGCTACGGCGGCCATTTCGAAGCAACGCACGGCTACGCGGGCTTCGGGCGGTGCAGGGTTCTCCACCCTGGGAATGCAACAAAAATCCCACACAAAGGAAAACCCTCATGTCTGAAGGTGTAATGGAATCGAACGTCGGCTCACCCGGTCCGCAGAAGGAACGCGGCAACTTCAACTTCATCGATCTCGCGCTGCCGCGCAAGATCGTGATCCGGCAGGGCGCGAACTGCGTTGCCCACCTCATCAAGCCCGTTCCGCAGGGCGCGTGGTTCAAGTACTTCGACGGCATCGTGTCGACGGCGGAGCGCGAAGGCAAAGAAATTGTGCAGCGCATCGACGCCAGCAGCGCCGGCGTGGCGTTGGTCGACGAGATGCTGGCCCGCGACAGTGGGTCCACGGCTGTTCCGTTTGCGCACAAGCTGGCGCTGGCGAACGTGCTGACTTCCGCGTATGCACCGCCGAAGAATGATGCGGACGATCTCTCGCCCGAAGCCGTGCGCCTGCATTGCATCTGGTCCGCGGGCGACGGCGACGCGATGCGCCGCTACAGGAATCTGGTGCACTGGTTTGAGACGCCCACCGCCGAGCAGAACCGGCGGTACCGCCGCGACGACAGCCGCTCGCAGATTGTCAGCGGCTCGCGCAAAGGCACGACGGTTTTCCACGGCGCGCAGCGCACGCTGGCCGCGCTCTACGACGAGCTGATCATGGACGTAGGCGGATACGCGGTGAACGGCGTTGCGCTTGAGGGGCGCGAGGAAATCGCGCGGCACATGGACGCTTATCACAAGGTGGCAGCGGCGGCGCAGCTCTTTGCGCCGGCCGAGATCGAGATCGAAGAGGAAGAAGAAGAGTAGATGGCGATCGACGTCACACGCGACGGGGAAGGGTTGCGCATCGCGCTCGGCGAAATGCTGGAGCGGGGCTTTGCCCAGTCGCGGATCTCGCGATCGCTCGACGATGCGGACGACGGCGGCGAACGGGCCTTCGGCTCGCTGCCGCCGCTTACGCTTTCGCCCGGCTACTACAAGCGCGCGGAGTACCTGCTGTGGCTGGATAAGTGCAAAAACGCCGGATTGGCGATGGGCGGATTCACGATGGCCGAGGCGGATGGATTGATGGCGGTGGCTGAGGCGCGCGGGCAGTTCGAACGCAACCATCCGCCGTGCGGCATTTGCGGCGCGCTGCAGGAAACTCCATTCGCCACGAGCTGCTGCAAGTGCGGCACGGAATTTGTGCGGAGGGTCGCTTAGATGGGTGGCCAGACTGTACAGATCACGATCAACGTCACCGACGCGAACGCATCGCAGGCGGTCGAGCAGATCGTCACGCAGCTCAACGCGCTCGGGCCTGCGGGCCACGCAGCGGGCGCGGAAGCCGGCGCTGGTCTGGACGAGGTGGGCGAACACGCTCTCAGCGCAAAGGAGCAGGTGCGGCTGCTGAGCGAGGAGATGGGCATTCACGTTCCGCGCGCCATGCAGAGCGTGATCGCCCAGAGCCAGATGCTGACGACGGTGATCGGCGCGATCGCGCCGGCTATGATAGCGATCGGCGGCGTCGACATCCTGATGCACATGGGTGAAGCGGTTTATAACGGCGTCGAGAAGTACATCATGCTCCGAGACGCGATCGCTGATTCGAATTCTGCGATAACAAAGTACGGCGAATCGGCTGAGGCAGCGATGAATCGGGCCGCCGCCGCGACCGAGGACTATATCCGGAGGACGCAAGGAGCGGCGGCCGCCGATCAAGCTCATTTAAATAGATACGAGGGCACGGCCGTTCCCATCTCGCTCTATAGCGATCCGAAATTTCAGAATCTCCCGGACGCAATGAAGGGGAATTTTGAAAAGATCAGCGGCGAGTCGGTGATGCCCAAAGATCTCGACGCGACGATCCAGAAACTGAAGGAGTACGAAGAACAGCAGGAAAAAATTCTCGCGACGATGCAGGCCGCGAAGTCTCCCGCGGTACTCGGTGGTCAGTATAGTGTGCCCCAACTGCGGCAGATGGGCGAACAGGAGCAAGTAGTAGACGCAGGGAGGACGGTCATCGATGTTCTGACAAAACAGCAGGACGACTACGCAAAGGAGGTCCGGGACCAACAACAGAAAATAGCGGACGACAATAAGGAGAAAGCGGACGAAGCAATCGCAAAAGCGAAGGAAAAGACCGACGCCATTCTTGCGCTCGAAACCAGCGCGCGCAACGCGCAACTCTCCGGAGACGCGCTGCTCGAAGCGCAGCGCGAGCAGGCCATCGACAGCTTTGTGAGTAAGTACGGTCAATCGCGCGCGGCCATTCTTGCGATCGATACCGAGTACATACAGAAAGAGGCTTCGCTCTGGAAACAGCAATCGGAAGAGGCTGACAAAGCGATGCGCGCCGCACAGCAGGGCGCGGATCAGCAGGCCCACACTGGCAGCGGAAGCATTCAGTTTGAATTAGATCAGAGCCTGCGCGATGTCAGCCAAAAACAGTCGAACGGGATGCAGCCTGGATACGCCAACGATGAGCGCGACGCGGCCTATCAGACAGCGAACACAAAGATTCTGGCTGCGCAAACGGAGTTCGAAAATCAGATGGCGCAGATCGGCCAGCACGGCGACGCCCAGCAGATCGAGGGTTACGCGCGAATCGCGAGCGAAGCCGACAAGTCCCTGAAGCAGATCACCGACGCATGGACCAGGTACGAAGATTCCGTGCGCGGGAGCGCTGGCCTCACCGTCGATGAGGAGCAAAAGAAAAACGCCGCAATTTCAGCTCTCGACCAAAACGCGTTGCGGGAAATGGAGCAGCTCCACCAGCGCACGATGGAGCAAATCGGAAAGGACGAAGAGCAGGCTGCGCGTTATTCGCTTGCGGAGTGGCAGCAGGCGCAGCTCCGAATCATAGACGAGTACCAGGATCGCGTGCAGCACATTCAGGATCTCGAGAAACAGCAGGACGCGGCTCTTAATGCCGACATGCAGGCGCACGCGGCCAACTTTGCCGCAGACCAGCAAGCCGAAGTGATGGCCGCACAGGACGCGAATGCGCAGATGGTTGCCGCGCGCCAGCAAATGAACGCCGAACTCCAGCAGAGCGACGAAGAGACGCGCGACAAACTGGCGCAGGGCCTGCAGAGCATGTTC